CAAATGTATTGTTGATAGTGGGGCATCCTCTTGGCTTGAACTTCCCACGCACACACCTTGAGTTGTTGGGCCACCTTGCCGACGGCGGCACAGGCATCCTTAGCCCAAACGTGTTTCACAATCCCATTCCACTCGCAAGCCCACAAAACCATCACCAATCTCCCTGAACAATCAACATACATATAATGGCACATTACCGTGTCGATGTATACAAATTGATGCAGGAATATTAGACCGATTTGTCATAAAAAAGGCCGCTGTTATGCGGCCTCAATTTCCCCTCCCCACGTTTTTCCGTTGACATACGGGTGCCAATGCTCCCCAGCAAGAGCGCCGTCAATCCAGTCATGCAGGCGTTGCAGACTTGCGCTGGCCTCAACCATGACGGTTCGATTCGGCGGGTAGGCATAAAAAAGGTCTCTGCCCCCCGAGCCCACACCATCCCATCTCTCGATGCGGTAGTGGCGATATTTCAGAATCTCAGATGGGCCCATGTTATTTGCCCCTCCCTTTTAGCAGTCGATGAATCGCCTTGGCCTCTTTGCCCTTGATGCGCGGGTCGCGTTTGATCGCCTTGTCCACCGCTTCTTTGTTGTACTTTGCCATTTGCTTCTCCCTGATAAGGGCCGCTTACGCGGCCTTCTTTGCGTCCAATTCTTCAATGATTTCACGAACCATCTCGAAACCCATTAAAATGCCTTGCACGATACCAGTGTAAACAGGGTCGGCGGCCCCGCCCTCCAGAAGCCTCAGTTGCTCCTTGTGCACAGCATCCTTCTCTTCCATCGCTTTTTTGAGTTCGTCCCTCCCAGCCTGCTTGAAAAGATGAACAAGCGCTGGACTCATTTTGTGTCCCATATCTTTTCTCCCTGATAAGGGCCGCTTACGCGGCCATCTCTGAATAAAAGTTTTCGATCTGATCGTAAGGCCACTGGCTCATGTTCGGCTTGCCCTTGCTTTCCCAGAACTCGCGACGAGGCGCGACGAAAGAGCAAATTCGAGCGAAGCTAACCAGACCTTCGTTCTGCTTGTACCAGTTGACTCGGTAGTAAGGATTTCCGAGGTGGCTCACGCAGTCCCATGCCTGAGTAGTAATCCACTGGTCAAGACGGAAGCCGTCATCCTTGACTGCCTTGGCGGCGGCTCGCTCCTGCTCGATGATGATCTGAGCTTCGTTCTTAGAAGCAGGAACGAGGTCAGCGTCTTTCATCGCGGCGCGAAGCTCGACCAACTCAGCAACTTGGGCAGTCATGTCACCGAAGACTTCGGCGTCGATGTGCTTGGCTTGACGGACATTGTGCAGATCCATCGGGTAGGCTTCCTGCGCTTCGCAGTATTTTTCGTAAAGCTCTTGGTCCCACTCGCCATCGACGTAGTATTGGATCTCGTTCCGCAACTGTTCGTCGCGAGCGCGACGGATAATTTCGTATCCGCGACCCAGATAAGTCATCGCATCTTTTCGCTTGGCGTTGCTGTTGAACCCAGCATTGAACATCTCAACCGCGAGGTCGCGGTACTGGTCTGAAGTGCTGAAGCCCTTGCGGTAGCTCATTTTTCTATCTCCCTATAACCAATCAACATCCTTAATATACACACTTCCGTGTCGTTGTGCAACTATTTATAAACAAAAAAATGGAAATATTTATGGTAGATTGCAACGAGTTACAGGGAGGAAGGCGATGAAAGAGGATAAAAGGCTATGGAGATTGACGAAGACGGAACGTGGTCGAATCTGGATGAAATTGAAACTGATGATATTTTATTGGCGTATCGAGCGGCTGTTGCTACAGCACGCCGTCTCCAAGAAGATGTTGCGATTATGGAAGACCTTGCGGTCATACGTCTCGCAGAGGCTAACGAGGCCCCCGCTCACATAATCCGATTTAAGCCTTTTTCTCGGCCATTTTACGCTGAACGTATTCATTGAAGTCTTCGCCAAACTTCTTCCGAAACCAGACAGGCCACGGAACCTGTCGGGTAGTGCGCCCATCTCGGTTCCGCCAAACATGACGCGCCGCATAGTATTTGATGTCTTCGGCCCACCGCTCCTCTCTTTCCCGATCTTCGATCTTCATCTGCTCGCGCAGGCTCACTGATACATCTCCTTCATTTCCAATGTGCGGCTACGGTTGTGTAGCCAAAAGACCAGCAGGAACCTGTCGCCTTTGTGTACAGGTAGCCCACGGTGCAGTTTCGTAAAGCTCGGGAATATCAGCGCGTGACCTGTAGGGAGGGGCTTTAGCGTGCCGAAACCATGGAACTCCGTTCCTCCACCCTCGTATTCGCCCGTGTTGAGCGGCACCACCACACTCATATCGCTTGACTCGTCGTGATGCCATGCGCCCTGCTTTTTGTCTTTGACGTTGTAGTTGGCAAGCTGAATCGATGAGACCTCGGCGCAGTCGCGCTGATACAAGCTGAAGAAGATGGGATTCAGCACGTTTTGCACAATGAACCACATGGTGCGATATAGCTCGGGAACCATGTCGTGAAGGGTTATCTCGGGGATCTGGCGCAGAACATCCTCGCTGGGGTTTGTCTCAAAGAGCCCCGCTTTCTGCATCTCACGAATCTCTTCAACCAGCATCTTGCAATACTGCCGCCGCAGAAGCGGCACCTTATGCACGTCAGGAAAAACCTTCTTTATGTGCTGACTTACTGCCAGCTTTTCCAGATCCTCTGTCCCATTTCGCGCTCGAAACTTTGCAATTTGCGGCAAGGAATCCTGCACTGATTGATACAGCGGCTGATTGATCATCCAGTGGCTTTGCATTGACAATAAGTAATTTTTGAGATTGTACATAAATGTGGTAATTGTGTATGATTAGTTGCATAACTTAACAGATGGAGCGTTTTGATGGAAGACGAGAACATCAGCGTTGGCGTAGTAAGCGTCGACACTGGACAGGTTGCAGTGGCTGTCGAAGAGAAGCCAGCGCGCGTAAGGAAGTCTCTGGCGGTTGATGAAGCCACCTACGAGATGCTGAGCCGCGTGTGCGCTGAGCGTCGACGTAGCAAGATCCAACAGCTTCAAGTGCTGATCGAGACAGAGTTTTACGCCTTGGGCCTTGATGAGAGGGACTCGTGATCAGAAATCTGTTCAGCAAGAACAAGCGCATTCCCCAGACTTACGAGCCGGTGATGGAGGCTCAAGAAGTTCTGGAGATGTTCAGCAGGCTAACCCTGCACCAGCAGGCCGTATTGATGCGGCTGATGTCCAGAAACCTGATCATCGACCTGCCTGACGATGCCGTCATGGGTTATGAGCTTGATTGGAGCGTAGACAAAGCCATGGTGGTTGCGACTATGGCCGAGGGCTTTGACGTTACACCAGCCCTGCAATCCCCATCTGACGCATAGCGATCTCGCGATCATCCTCGTTTGGTAGCAGGCTGGGTGCCATTCCCGACAGCGTTTGAGGGAGTATTCCCAACGGCGAAGGCATTATGGGTAGCGGATCAAACTCAGGTAATGCCATGGCGCTTTCGCTTTGCCCAATTTCATTGAGCCTTGCTTCCATGCGCGCTCGATCCGCAGGCGACAGTTCTTTGAACTGACCCTCTTCGCTTTCTTCGGGCACCAGATTCTGGCGCAGTATCCCTGCGGAGGTCTCAGAAAATACAGGCGTCCGCAAAGACCTTAGTGTTTGTCGAGTTGCCTCAATTCCCTCCGCAAATTGGCGCGTTTCTGCAACTCCTTCTGCTAAACGAGAGCCATAGACGGGAATCCTGCTCAGCAGTCCTCTTCTGTTTGCCGCGCTAATCAATGCGTAAGAGGTGCCAGACGGGTTGCCTCGCGTCTCTGCCCACACCGTGGGCACCACGTCATCCCTAAACTGCCGAATCCGAGCAAGCTCATCTTCACTAAACAGCTTGCTGATGATGGACTTTTGCTTTTCAAAAACGTCGTTAAAGTTGTCTACCACCGCTTTTCTGGACACAGATCCCTGTCGGTTGGTGAATGCCCGAGCAAGGATTCCGTCTTTGATTAGCTGGGTTACCCGCGCATACTCCTCTGCTGGCAGAGCTTCTTGTAGCTTGTCCAACATCAGCGGCACAGCCTGATTAGGGTTGAACCGATTGTGGCCAAACAGGAAGTTAGCCACCTGCACGGGCGTATAGTCTCGACTGCTCAATTGCTCAAGAAGTCGATTGGCAGTTCTCTCTGCCTGATTTCTTCCCCCGCCTTTACCTACAAGACCCATGTATTGGCGATACAGGCCGGTAGCATTTTGCAGTTGCTCCAGCACCTCTGGGCTACCGCGCATAATGCCAGACTCAATGCCCTCAAAGATCGCTTGATCTAGCGTTTCTTTCATTTTGATCAGCGCCAACTGCTCTGGCGAGCCCGGCGCGGCCTGATTCTTAATCTGGCTTAAAGATTTTTGATAGTCATGCAGGCGCTCCAGAGACTGATCTTTAAAGCGCGGGTTTTGCAAAATCCTTCTAAGTTTTCTCAGGCGATCAATTTCCGCTTTCAGTATCGGGGTGTTGACCAACTGTGATGGGCCCACAATTTGCGGATACACATCCAGCATCTGATCAACAGTCTGGCGCACGCCATCGGCGGTCATCACTGGCGGTTCATCTGCGGCCTTCACCGCCTCATACAGGGCACCGCTCTCTTCCTTTAACTGACCAGCACGTTGAGCGACGGTGCTCTGAGCCTCTTCGGCGGCGCGAACAGGGGTTAGGCCCAGATCGTCTTGAAGGCCGGGGATGCCGCTACCATACTCGTCAATCATCTCCATGGCATCAGACGTTACTTCATCAAGCTGTCGCTGATCGAATCCACGAATCTGATCTGTGCCTCGGCCCTGCGCGGCCATGCGAAGTTCGTCTTCTCGGCTTAACTGCTCCGTCATTCGAGGGGAGGGCCCAGTGGGAGCAGGAGATGTCCGCTGTCCGACGGTCAAAGGATACTTTGACTTTTGCAACACCTCTGGCGTCATTCGGGGGAACAATCCTTGTGTTGCCGTTTCTAGCGCCTCGACTCCAGCCCTTCCAAGTTGGCCAGCTTGCCTGACTCCTGCTTTGACCGGATCAATAACGCCGCGAGTAAATCCTTTAACGAGCGGCGGTCCAGCAACGTCAGCCGCTACACTAAGACCTGTAGCAAGTCCGATCTCCTCGCCAACGTCTTGTATGGATCTTTGCTTTCTTGCTGTGGTCTCAGGCGTCAGTGCGGCTTCAAGTGCCTGTGATGCTGTTTCGGTGGCAGTGTATCCGCCCAATCCGCGCAAGGCTGTTGAAATAACCCCTTTCGCCCCTGAGACAAAGCGGCCCGCTGGAATGTATTTTGCGACCTCATATACAGTCGTGTTGAGATCTTGCTCACTAAAGCCCGGCTTGTTGATGTAATAAGGAATGTCATTCCACATCATCATGGGCAAGCCAAACTTGTCCTCGTAAATGCCGCCAAATCTGGCGTCATCTTTGAAAATCTCGCCAAGCCTTTCTGCCTTTCCGCGATCATCTCGAATTACATGGACTTGTGACGCAATTATCCTATCGACAAGTCCAAGAGAGCCGTCCTGTATGTCAGTAATTTCGAGAAGCTCTGGATATTCAATGGGCACGCCATAACCTGTGACCGCCCCCACAACAGCGCTAGCGCCATCCTTGATTGACTGAAGAATTGACTTTTCTTCTGCCGCTATTTCCTCTTCAGAAGGCTTCCTTGGGGCGCTATTGACGCCGACACCCACTGCATTAGCTGGCGCTGGTATAGCCATTATTATTGAGCCCCCATGGCTTTTTCCCAATCCTTGACAATGTACGGGCCTTCAATGCCCTCAAACAAAACATTGCCGTTTATATCTCTGTTAAGGATTACCGTCCCGCTTGGCAAGTTGTTATACCAAGACATTACTGCGGCCTCATCATCTGGAGGGCCGGTCCATTTCTCCCAGATACCAGTATCAGCCTTCATAATTTCTCGGTTCACATCTTCCATGTTCATGTATTTGCCAGAGGTAAGAAGATTTTGCTCTAACTGATTTAGCTGGATGGCGTTTTCGGTCATCTTCTTGAACGCATAAAGGGCAAGGTAGTTTGCCATCTTAGTGTTGCCGATAGATAGCAGGGCCTGCTTATAAGCCCTAAATTCCATGTCAGAAGTGGATCCAGATCCTATGGGGCGCATTTTTGGGCCCAGAGAATTTGCAATAGCTTCCAGCCTATCAAGCGCAACGATTTCTGGCGCTTCAGTGCCAAAAGCCTGCGTAAAAGCTCTCTTGAGCGGAGCCAAGATTTCAGTGATCTTACCTGTCTCGGTGGAAGGATCCATTAGCAAAGTAAGGGCGTCCTCAACCTGCGGCAATACAGATACCGCATTGCTATTGAACGCATCTTGGCTCTTGGCTATTAAATCCAAGCGCTTGCTTGCATAACTGTTAAATGGTGTTTGCCCAGCCGCCTTACTCGCGCCAAGCATGATATTTGTCACCTCATCGCCTTTGATGTAAGGCGTAAGCTCAGCAAAATTTCCTCCGACAATAACCGGCGCGCCAATTTGCTCTGGGCTTGATGCCGTAATTTGTTGCACCGCCCTTTCATAATTTGGGTTATCAGGAGAAAGCCCAAGCCCCTGAATTACAGCTTCCGCGTCTGCGCGACTCATGTAAGTAGCCGCCATGCCTGTGGCTGTGGTCTTGTAACCTTTGCCGCCAGATGTTGACCCTATTCTGTCTCTGATCGAGAAAGCCTCTGATGGAGTCAATGGGATCTCTTCCCCCTGCTCGTAAAGCCTTCCTCGCAAGGTAATGCCATTTGGATCTTGGACAACGAAGTAATCGATCTCGTTAGCAGAATCTTGCTTTGCCTTGTAAATCTCATATTGGTTCAGCATATCTTGGGCAGACTTGACATCAGACTGAGCCAGTTCAAATGCCTTCATCGCTACGGCGCGGTCCTCTGCCTTCTGAGCTTCTCGCCTTTTTCTTTGCTGTGCGTCAAATTCTGACAAGCCCATACCCATCGAAGTAAAGGCCCCCGCCGTGGGGTCCGCCGCAAGCATGGTCCTGCCCACCGTGCTGGCAAGATCAAAAATGCTAGATGGCCGCTCTGGACGAATTATGTTTCTAAGTTGCGTCTGATACTGACCAAACCGCTCTTCAAAATCTGGCACCGTAATACTTGCAGGAGTTTGTCGTTGCTGAAGGGCCTGTTGCAAAGCCATAAGCTGACGCAAAAACTCCTCATCATCTGTTTCTGTCGCAGGCGCGGCGGGCATCGTAGAAGGTGTTAGGCTCCCGCGAAACGGGCTCGGATTAGGGGTGCCCACAGCAGGCGGTGCAGGCGTCAAATATCCTTGGAACGGGTCAGGCGTACCGCCGTTGGCAAAGCCACGGATCTGCTCTTCTAACTGTGCTCTTGTCATGCTCATATTAAGGGCTCGGCGGTTGTTGTTGTCCAAATCCCGGCTGGGTTGGCTGTTGATAACCATAGCCGCCATATTGCGGCTGTTGGTAGCCTCCAAAGTAATTGCCAAGCGCGCCAAAGGCGGCCAATCCAGTGCCAAGGGCCGCCTGCAATGGGCTCGGCGCTGGCCCAAATGTTGTATTGATCTGGCTTGGCCCCGTCTGCTGACCTGCAAATGTCATAAAGGGCAAGAGCGACTGGTATTGCGCGAGCGGTGCCTGCTGTGCCTGTATCGCGGCCTGACGCTGAGCATCGAGTTGCTGTTGTGTTAGCCCTTGCTGAAGGCCGCCGATACCCATCAAGGCGGCCACATCCTGCTGTCCCGCTAACTGAGCCTGCGATCCCAAACCAGAAAGGAATTGGCCTTGGCCTTGCTGAGCGGCACCCATCTGTTGCCCTGCCATGGCTTGAGCGCCGCCTAGCGCCCCATAACCCTGCGCTACTTGGCCAGCCGTTCCGAGGGCGGCCTGACCAGCACCCATGCGACCAGACGCTACAGTCTGACCAAGGCCCAGCGCAGTCTGGCCAAGCTGAGTGCCTGCGCCATAAAGCTGTCCTGCCTGCTGTCCAAGGAGCGAGCCAAACTGTTGTTGAGCGCCTAGCTGTTGTCCTGCAAGCTGTTGTTGGGTCTGAGCCAAGTTGGTACCTGCACCAAGTCGTTGCTGGCCAGCAGTCAACTGTTGTTGAGCCAGTTGATTCTGAGACGCCAGCCGTTGTGCGGCGGTCTGCCCAAGGGTTGAAATTCGTTGTTGCGCGGCGGCATTTTGAGCTTGCGCGGCGGCCATTTGTTGTGCCGTCATGGCTTGGCCAGCACCAAAGCGTTGCGCCCCCACTGCGGCGGTCTGTCGACCAAGGCCCTGCTCTGCGCCAAATCTTTCTCCAGCAAGCGCGCCGCGTTGTCTGGCAAGCGCCTGAGTAGCGCCCAATCTTTGTGCGGCCGCATCGCTAAGGGCTTGAGCCATGCGCTCACCAGCCGCGCTTTCTAGCTGAGCTTGTTGTCCAAGTTGCTGAGAAAGTGCCTGACCTGCGCCAAACCGTGTTGTTGCACCAGTGCCGAGGCGAGAAGCCAATGCTTCTTCGGCCCCAAATCTTTGTCCAGCCAGTGAAGCCAGACCAGTGGCGGCCTGTCGCTGAGCTTCCTGCTGACGAGCAAACTCGCCAAGAGCGGTCTGCTGAGCCTGCCCAAAGCCCTGTGAGCGGATTCCTGCCAAACTCTCTGCCAGACCCCTGCCTAGCGCCTCACGGCGCTCTGCGGCCGTCAGGCGAGCCCTTGAGCCAAAGGCGGACTCTCCGCCTGTCTGGATGTCTCTGGCGCGCTGTGCGATATCGGCCTGATCCCCAGCCTCCAAAACGTCCTTAATGGTCTGTTGAACCACAGACTGCTCGAAAGGATCGTAAAACGCCTGCGTCGTTGAGGGATCAAAAGCCCCTGTAGTCTGGCGCAAACGCGCCTCAGACTCTCCGAGTCTTCCTCCAAGTCCTGCTGTGGCACCTGCCGTCGTAAGCTCTGATCCCGTCAACCCACGGCCAAGTGCGCCGATTGCGCTTCGCAGTTGACCCGTGGCGACATCAAGACCGGGCGCTAGGCCAGAAAGAGCCCTGCGTCGCTCTGCTAAAGATCCGCCAAGCTCTTGACCGAAACGACCAACACCTACACGCTCTTCTGCAAGAGCACGCTCAAGGTCTGCGCCAAGATCGCCCACTGCCCGACCTTCAATGCCAAGAGAGCGGTCAAGCTCAGTTCCAAAAACATCTCTGGCTTGGCCCAGCGTGTCAGTTGCCTCGCCTACCCTGCGGCCAAGTGCCTGCTCTGCTTGCTGTGCAAGCCCCTCTATGGCACCAAGGTCTTCGCCAAAACGTCCAGCGGCCCTGCGACCAATGTCTTGATATGCCGTTATGTCGCGGCCAAACTCATCAAAAAGCCGACCTTGAAAAGCCCCAACGTCACCAAGCCTTTGCTCATATTGGCCCAAAGCGCTTCCAAGGAAATCCCTCTGCTCTCCGAGCCCGCCGCGAAGATCGCGCACCGCCTGCTCTGCGAGCGTGCCCGCTCTTCCCGCACCAGAAAGTAACGCTTGCAATCCAGCCTGTCGCTGGGCGGCCTCTTCTGCGGCACCAGACTGAAGCTGTCCAAGTGCCTGCCGTTGTGAGGCTATCTGTTGCTCAAGGCCAGCGCCCAAAGAGCCAAGCCCAGCGGAGTAAGCCTGCTCTGCGGCAGTCAAATATGGTTGCTGTGCCCCCACCTGCTGGCGGGCCAAGTCCATAGCGGCTAACTGATCTGCGCTAAAGCCAGCGACTTCCTGCGGAATGACAATGGGGTTGCCTTCGGCATCAAAGAAAGTGCGCTCTGCCGCTGTCATGGCTCCGGGTATAAATCCGCCCTCACCACCAAGACCAAACAGCATCTGCTGGATGATGGGATCCATCATCACATCTTGTCGCGCCACGCCGCTGACAAAAGCGCCGGGGTCGGAGGTGCCTACGCCGCCCGTGCTTGCTTGGCCGCCAGTGTACGTTCCCGTCGTTTCGTCAAAATATGGACTGCCTCCTGTATACACTTGATCGCCGCCCACTGAGCCAGTCGGCTGATCTCCTAGCGTCGCAGAGCCGGGTGCTGGTTGTTGTCCGAGAAGGTCGCCTAAATTGGTAGGGGGTGGCTCTCGAAAATTCGAGGGCATCCCCTGCTGGACGAAAGCGTCAACCTCTGCTTGGTTGCCCATAAATCCGTAGGCTTTTGCAGTGGCCATTGGATAAGAGTTTGGCCCATACACGGCGGCCATGTACGCCTCTTGTTCTGGAGTCAATTTATTGCCTCCGGGCAATGGCATTATGCTCATATCAAGCTCCCTTCGCCTGCGGCGCTTGAGCAAACTCAGAGAAGAGATCCATCATCTTGTACATCAGATCGATGCCAGCTTCTTTGTTTTCGCCATTAATTGGCGTTAAGGTGACAATGCCGTCTTTGTTCTTCATGTCAAAGGCCCCAGCGCCCCGCACTGCACGGCCGGTCATCACAAACTCGCCGTCTGACAGCATCGCAGGGATATCATCACTGATTTCCGTGCCTTCGCCGTTGATGTCCCCTGTCATGCGTATGAAAAGCTCGCCGTCCATGTCTCCGCCTTCAGACTTATAAACCGCGCCGCCTTGATTGAACATTAATGGCGCATCAGCGGGAACTTGAGACGGAGGGAGAATTGCCATTGCTGACGGTGCCATTTGCTGGGTTGCCTGCACAGCAGATCGAGGCTGTCCTCCACTTAATGTGGGGAAGGTGCCAGCGGGCAACAAGCCAAACTCAACAGGATTGGGTGCTTGCTGGCCCATTCTTCTGGCAATTTCAGCCTCAAGGTTGTAACGGCCAGCCGCATTCATCTGCGTGAGCGGGGTCAGGGGCACGCCTTTACGGTCCTTAGCTTCGTCATAAGCCAGCTTGCCAAGAAGCCCAGCCAAGCCAGCAGTGCCAAGCAAGCCGCCGATTCCCATGCCGCCTTGACCACCAAGGCCCAACATAGACCCTAGATTAAACCCACCTTGCTGGCCGCCTTGCTGGCCGCCTTGCTGGCCGCCACCCAATCCGAGGATGCCACCGAGGTTAGAAAGCAAGCCGCGATCATCAGCGCCGGGCATAATAAATTCGCCGATAGAGCCAAAAAAGCCTTGGCCCGCGTAAGGGCTGACTGTTCCTGCGCCTTGCAATTCTGCAAGAATTTGCTCAAAGTTTAGCCCGCGCGCCATGCCATCTTGTATGGCTTGATCTATGGCTGGATTACCTTGTGCCGCCTCTGTCAGGATGTCGGCCGCAGTCTTGCCGCCGCCTCCAATACCAAAGGTCTGGCCGAGGTTGCTCAGCAACCCTCGGTTGTCAGCGCCCGGCATGATGTATTCGTAAATGCTTCCGAAAATGTTGGAGCCACCGCCTGCTGGGTTAGTCAAGTTTGCAACTCCTCCGCTTCCGCCAATGTTAAATGTCCCGCCGCCGAAGCCGGGTATTTGAAAGCCGCCTTTGCCGCCGGGCATTGGTGCGGCAAGCGCCGCAATCCCCGCCAGAGGGTTGCCGCTCTTAAATGCGTCATAGACGTTATATGCCTTGCTAATGCCTGCGGCAAAAGGTTGCCAAGGGCCCGGTATAAATTGAGCCGACTGTGCAATGGGTTTAATAACCTTTTTGCCCACTTTTTTGATGGACTTCCACGTCTTCTTAAACCAACCAAATTCTTCTAGTCCGGTGACTGGATTCAAAGAAGCAATGCCAGAGCCAACAACATACTGCTCTGGATCCAGATCGAGTTCCGCAAATCGCTCACCAACAATCCGCTCGAAGTCGGCGTCCGCCATCATTTCGGGTGGCAGGACAACCTCGCCGGGCGCTAGATGGGCCAAGGTGGTATCAGGGCCACGGCCAGCTTGTGAAAGCTGAACAGCCATGTCTGCCATTGGGGCCTGCGTCCCAACTTCCGCCGCTTGTGCAAAGCCCATCGCTACTTCAGCGTCCAATGGGTCTTCTGCGGTAGCGGCGGTGCCCATTAATTGGGCGATGGTCTCCCGCAATCCCGCGTTTGGATCCATAGGCATTTCAGCAGACATCGCAATGTCTGCCTGCACTTGCGGGTCTTGAATATCAATCGGATTAGTGTCGACTGAGCCGCCTTGCGCCATCATCATAGGCGCTTGCGGTCCCATAGGCATTCCAGCCATGGCAGAAATTCTTTGCTGAAGAAATTGATTCATGGCGTGCTCACCGTTACGGTCCCTACGCTGACCGTCATTCCGAGACCCGTCGTATAGGACTGGTGCTCATATAAATTACGGAACACCGTGCCATCAAAGGCTTGGTGTATCTCAAGCGTAGTATTAAAGATTATTGCTCCCGTGGCAAATTGCAGTTGAGAGATTTGTGTAGAAGTAAAGTGCGGCGAAATGCTGAAATCCACGCCGCCAAGGTTAAGCTCCAAGATCCGAATAAGCCGATTAAAAGTGTCCGCATCGACTTTTTCGCCCGGCCTTGCGCTAAGCGGAAGCTGGGTCGGTAGTAAAACGCTCATTAGCGCCTACCGCTTGGCTGTACATCGACACGGGTCGATCCTATCCGCCATTTGTAGCCCACCGCATCACTGCCTGTCAGATCATCATCGCTCTCAAATCGCAACACGATTTGACGGGCCCTGCTTCGCAAGTTTTTAAACTGAGTGGTCTGCTCGATCTGAGAGGTGCTGTCTGTAACAAGAGAATCGCCGGGGTAGTTTCTGCGCTTCAGCACAAAATTGACCGCCGCATTATTTGACACGGAAGGCGCAAAAATAAAATTAACGTCTGGGATGACTTTCTTGACGAAGCTAAAGTTTTCTCCAGATCCGATATCGATGTCAGCGCTTTCTATGAATACCCCAGCCATCCCTTCGCTTAAATTGTCATAGCCCGTCTCGTGCTCAAAAAGAAATTGCTGAGATGAGTCCGTCGCGGCCGCAACCGGAGCGTCCTCGATGCCTGCGTCAAGCCATGCGTAACGCACCAGACTGCCAATAGACCAGTGGTTTTCTTCATAGTTGTAGATGACATAGCGCGATATTTCTTGCGTGCCATCTTCAATGCTCGGATAAAAGAACCATATTTCGCCATATTCTGAGTTCAGGCCCATGTGGCATTTGAAAGCCTGAGTAAGATCAAGGTCGCTGAAAACATATTCCTGCACTGTGCAAGGCAGTTTTTGCACCGCGCCGTTGTACACATAAAAGCCGGTTTTGGAGGCAAAAAATACGCCGCTTGGCGCTGTTATCATGGCTTTGGGGCCAATTAGCCCCGCGCCCTCATTGACCAAATTCACCGCAAACGTCAAGGGTGGCCCAATAAACGCCATTGAGTACAAACTGGTATCTGTCCAAATCAAAATTTCCTGACGGCTTTTAGTTGCGCCCACAATGAACGAGCCTGAAGAAATTCTCAGGGAGCCAGCAGAATTGGTGGACAGGGGCTCAAAGTCCAGTTCGTTTTCGGCATCAGAGAAGGCCACGAGCATAGGGTCGAGAACGCCCGTGCGAGATGAGCCGCTAATTGGATCGGCACCAAGCACAATCAGGTGCCTGTCCACCTCAGAAGTAATGACTTGCAAGCCGACCGTGGGGACCAAGTTTGCCCCACTTACTGTCGATAAATTTGCCGCTCGCGTGCCAAATCCTCCGCTGTCGAGCCAGCGATAGATGCCACCACCGCGAGGATTGATAATTAGGTTTTCGCCAAAGTTATCGTGGGTCCAAATTCTAAGCTGATTGATGTTAGAAGTAGCGGTCTGGGATCCCCAAGCCCCACTTCCCCACGTTCCAACCGACCAGCCGGTAGACCCAAGATAAACATCAAGGCCGACGTTAATTTGATATTGACCGACAACGGAAGCGCCACCATTTCCTGTGTCAGAGGCATCGGCTGTAACAATGGCTCCAGATGTGTCTTTTGCGGTAATTTCGTAAGCATTTGCGCTTGTGACCAAGCTAATCTGATACTCCTGATTGAGCACCGTGCCTGTGATATTCCCGCCCAAAGACGCCGCGCCGCTGAATGTCACAAAGTCATTGTTGACAGCACCATGTCCAGCATCAGTAACGGTAATCGTGGATGAGCCGTCTACGGCGGCAAAAGTTACGTCGCCTGCGGCAGTTGTTGAGCGGATAGGTGTTACGTCGTTGTAGGCACCCCCTTCCTCGATGTAATACTTGAGCGTCGTGCCGAGTCCAAGATACCGAGTGCCACCCAACTCAATCCAACTATGCAAAGCGCGACAAATGCCAAGAAAGGCATTAGCGCCCAGCTTAGCCCAGCCGCCAACTTTTTCGACTCTGCCTTTACGGAATCTAACGAGGTTGCCATCAACCCAACCCCCTTTCGCCGAGTAGTCTGTGGCTTCTTTGTCAATCCCCGGCTGAAAATCCAGCGTTTGCAGTGGCATCTGGCATCACGCCAGCCTGATAATCGCACCCGTCGCGGTGGGCGAGGGGAAGACTACAGTAAAGTTGCCTGCGGTAGAGGTTTTGTCTCCACCGAAATCCAGCGCGCAAACTGCTTTGTCTGACGCAGATGTATTAAAAATCAAGGCCCCTCGTGCCGTGACTGTTGCAGTGCCAAAAGTTAGATCAGCAAAATCCACGATTGCGGTGGTGCCAGAAGTGACTGGCGTCACATTCGTCAATGCCGCGCCTCTGGCGGTATAGTTTGTGCCGGTAGACTCGCCTGTGGTCACATAGGCAGTCGTGCTTGCTCCAAGCGTTGCTGAGCTTGTGTACAAAGCCAGATTGAAGGTGTTGCCGGTACTATTCGTAAAATCGAACGTCCCAACCAGAAGCTCTTGCTTGAAGCTGGTACAGATCGCGTTGGTAATAGCCATGTTAAAGCTCCTTTAATATGTCCGCAAACTGTGTGTGCCCCTGACCTCGCAATGTCTGAGCAATCGTGGTTCTATCTGAAAAAATAGCACTTTTCATTCCGCGCAGAATAACACTATACACCTCGTTCCGAAAAGCCTCGGCTTGCTGTCTTACATGAGGCGGAGCGTTTTCAGATATCTGCAAAATCCGCTTGGTTGTCACCTCTGCCCAAAATTCTGGCTCATGGCCGCCATTATCGGATGTGGCAACCATGACGGTCCCGATAGATGCACCTATATTTTCGCCCATCATCCTTTGTATGGCTCCGGTGAGCTTGGCATTTCAATGCGTTGGAAGTCGTATTTTGCCTGCGCTTCGGCAAATCTGGAGCGATTGCAGATAATCCACCGGCCGCTTTGGTCAGGCATAGCGAGGAGCGGGTCATCGAGCCTATGGTATCCATATAAGCGCTCATGAGGCTCTACATTGCTGTCCAGCAACGCGGATCGAGGGCTCGCCCCAATGCTGATGCCTTCGCTAATACAGCGAGATATCCAAAATTCCACACAGCCTCGACCAGCCTCGGCAAAGTGAATATTGTGCTTGTAGCTAAAATCCATGCCAAACAGATCCATGTGACCGACTTTGTTATATAGGCCAAAAGCGATGGCATAAGCCACGGTGTTGTTAAGGTAAGCGCATTTTTGATCTTCTATGACCTCGGCAATCGGATATTCAACGATTGCTGGCACCCTTTTATCAAGCTCACATGAGTAAATTGGCTTGTCAAACGTAGGCAATAATTTACGCATTACATCGGTTTGGTTACCCGCATCCTCGGTATCTAAGTACCGCGATGCTGGATCCATCATAAAGACCCGATTACAATCAAAGACAGCGAGAGATGAGTTGATGCACCACACCTCATCCCATTCTTTGCTGTTTTCTACCGATATAACGTAATCAATTTGAGAGGCACCTAGCCCCAAGATGGCAATTTTCTTGCCCTCTAGCTCCCTGATTTTAGACATTTTAGGTTACACCTATCCTCAATAAATCATAACGATACTCATCACGAGTCGCACGTCCC